TGTAGGCAATCTTAGCAACAGCAACGTCATGGCAATTTCTCGCAAGGCAATTAGAGCAGGTGGATTTGTAGACGGTGGTGTTGGTTTTACCGATGCTTTTGGTGAATCTCCAGCAGCAGGAATGGAATTTTTAGGAATAATCGCAACAAATGACTTCTTTGTTCAGATACAAGGTCAAAACAACATTGCACCAGTGTCAATGGTTGGCAAACTATACGGTTACCGCGCCGTCGCAGACGCAGCCACATTCGCCGCTTTAACCCAATCAGAATTGCTATCTGCTTGATGGTGGGGTTTTAGTTGGTGGCTATACATGGTCGCTGGTGTGGACCAAACTGGACAGACGGAAGAAACATCAGTGCAAGGGAGTATCTCCTGGGCGGTGGTGATTTCCAATCGCCGTGCGTGGATAGTCTTGATTGTGCTTGCCGCGAGCATGACAGGTCTTGCGCCGGATCAGGTGGTTGCACTGCTAAAGGTGATAGGCGTTTAGCGGCTAAAGCACAATGGATTGCTCTAACTAATCCGAAGCTTCGAACAAAAGCACAACTTGTAGCATCAGGAATCGCACTTGCATCAATAACCAGGAGAAGATAACATGCCTACTGTAACAATGACAATAGAAGAATACGAAGCACTCATGGATCTGGTACGCTCTGCGGGTGGTGGAAATTCGCTCATGACCTCGCCGGCACCTGGAGAGATGCCAGATCCTAAACCTAAGAAGCGCAAGAAGTCAAAATACAACAAAGAACTTGGCCGCCAACTAAAGATGCTGAAGAAGAAACATCCGCGTACGGCTGTTACAGCATTGATGAAGCGTGCTCACCGTGCGACAAAAAAGGCATTGAAGTGATATCTTGCTAGTTTGCCCACATTGTAAATCTAGATTTAGATCTAAACTGCGATGGTTAAAGTGTGTCAAGAAGTGCTTGGCTGACAACTAAAGCAAATTGTACTTACAAATCCATCATCATCAAAATAGTATGATGATGTTTCTTCAGGATTTGCCGTCTGGCACTTATCGCACACAACATATACATCTCGCTTCATATTTCATCACCGTATATCTCTCTGCATTTTGCACAGTTAATTGAATCGCCAATCCTAAATTCACCGCATCCTCTGACACATTTCTTTCGATTGTTTGGTCTTTGTTCGAATGATTTACGTTTATTGTCCTCTGACCTTAACTGATCTCTAACCCACTGGCTAAAGTTTGGCTTTTGCTTAGCCAATTCCCATGTTACACTGTCTAAACTTACGTTAATTGGCCTCATTGGTATGCCTCCATGTCATCTGCAGATACATTTTCGTTTGTCCAGGAGCTTCGTTTTGGATTTCTGTTAAAATCATAATAGAATACAACCATTCTTTCTGATTCACAATCGCAACAAAGTTCGACACATGCTACTCGTTCGTGTGTAGATCCGTGATATTCTCGCATAATATTGCGATGTCTACAGTCCTGGACAAAACAAGTCCAACATTTTTCATCTGTTTTCATTTCGTCAAGCCAACATTCTGCGCCACAATAGCGACAGATTGTCTCGTAATGGGTATTTTCGCTCATCAAATGGTCCTAAAATGCCCAGATATATCAATTTATGCGCACGCATAGGTAGATCAGTGCCAAGTAGTACCACATTTGGCTATGGGATGTCCCACATAGCCCCTTAATAGGGGGTAGTAGTCATAGGGTGGGATGAAAGGGCGGGGGATAAAGCCCCCGATAGAGAAGATTATAATCCGAGGCTGTTTAGCACGCAACATGCCTAAAGGCCTCAAACAAACATCAAGCCCGATCACAATTAGTTTTGTTGTAGAGGAAACAGCACCTGGAGTGTTCGAAGAGAACCAGGTCGACCTCTCGCTAAATGTATTAGACAGAGAAGTATTTGTTGTCACAGGAATTAACCTGGACAGCAGCGAACCTGATGCTCTCGCAGGTACTAACACCAACGTTAGAGGATCACTTTCTACAACTTCTCGTACAGGTGTAGGCAATCTTAGCAACAGCAACGTCATGGCAATTTCTCGCAAGGCAATTAGAGCAGGTGGATTTGTAGACGGTGGTGTTGGTTTTACCGATGCTTTTGGTGAATCTCCAGCAGCAGGAAT